TTGAACCTGTGAAGAGGTCTTTTGACCATAGACAGGGACGTTAACAATATTTGCAGGAGTACCAATCGAAGGGAATTCGCGTACTGAAGGGAAGGCCAAGTGGGTGTCAACCCCTGTTACTTGTCCGTCAGCAGTAGTTGCAGTTCCAGGGGTAGAGCCTACAAACAGAGCCTTAAACTCTGCGTCTGTATCAGCATCGGACAAGCCAGAAGTCGCAGTGTACATGTCGAGGTAAGTAAAGATACCTGCGCGTAAATCGGAAATATGTGCCATTTAGTTATTCTCCATATGTTTTAAATGGTATTACGTATTGCGCTGTATAAAGCGCAGAATTAGCCGAATCTAGTCCACCTATCTGAAGATAGGAAGTCCCAAGTTCTGGGCCGTTAGTTAATTTTTTGTTACCAAGAAGAATATCCAAAATGTCGGCTATAGCCATAATTCTAGATTGTCCTTCTCCAGCTTTAACATAAATTGATACAATAATAGAACCAGCAAAGGTTTTACTGCCTCCAAAATTATTAGCAGTGGTTGCGGGTAAAATATTTAACCTACAAAACTCATTTTGATTAGCAGTTTGACCTTGATAGTTATCAGGATAAATTTCAATGTTATGTGAAGTCCAAGGAGCACTTGTAAAAACAAGTTCAATAGCGCTCTTTAAGCTAGCAAAAGTCATGACGCCTCCCTAACTAAGTTAAGCTCTATGGTGTACCCATTATCAACCGCACTCTCTATATTATAAAGAATGCTATTGGCATACAAGGTATCATAGATATCTACAGGAGTACCAGACTTGATAACTGCTATTATTTTAGAACCACCTCTATTATTTCTACTTGTTGTAGTTATAATTGCCTTTGTAGGTACTGCTACAATATTAGAAGTCACTTCACCAGTAGAAAAGCTATAATTAGTTACAGTTTTGTTACCTAAAGTTGCTTCTACTGCTAAATCACCAACACTATCAAAAACTCTATTAACAGCGTTAGTAATTCTAGATCTCATAACCATTAGTTAGCCCTCCACCACGAAGCACCTATACTAGTACTATAGGCTTTGTTTAACAATGGTCTTATCTTTTTTAAGACAAGAGAAGGCTTAATTGGAATTCTATTTGTATCATTATTTGAGTCGCTGACGCTAACAGATCCAACAGAGATTGACTCAAAAGTCTGAGTCTTTCCCTGTAAAAGATCTTCGTTATCAACTAAGTGTAAGGCTTGCTCATAAACCGCTTCTATAACTTGATCAGGAATAACCGTATTACCAATGGTAATGGTTGCCCCCATTCGGGTGTCATTATAGGTAGCATTGTTACGAGGCCATGCCAGAGCTTGGGAGGAACTAACAGCAGAACCAATCCATGCGTGATCGTCTACCAAAGCGGTAGCTGTCACAAGTGCAGACTCTTTTAAAGCAGTCGAAGCAGCAGTCCAGTTGTCACTGTCAATCCGAGTCTCTAAATAAGTATCCGCTGTAACTACAGTTACGTAGCTGTTTGTATTTACAGTTAATGTCATTAGTTCCTCCGAGATTTAGATTAGGAGTGGAAAATGGGCAGAATGTCCAAGTTCAACGCAGCGGCTTTACGAGCGTAAGAAGCAGCAGCACCAAGAGTGGCGTTAGTTGCAAACGCGTTAGTTGCGCCTGACCAGTCGTAACCATTGGGGTGCATGATAAAGCCATAGCGATACCAAATGTTAGTCGAACCACCACCAGTATAGGAAGCCGCATCACGGTCTACTTCTACAGGAGTTGGAACACTTACAGGAGCCGCAGTTACGGCTGCAGGATTAATGACAAAAGAACACTTAGTAGAACGTGCGTTCAAGTCGCCAGAAGCTGCACCAGCAATCATTTGATTTGCGCGTGTAAGGATCAAACGGAATTTACCACCAAAGATAGTATTAAAGCTCAAGTTGCCATCAGTAACCATTGTATCTTCTACGAGGTTAGCAGCACGCATTTCAGCCATTTGCTCTGGTGAAGTTACGAGGTACATAAAGTCAGCTTCGCGGTCTTTCATACCAGCGCCGATTGCGCGGAAGAGACGCTCACCACGGGCAGCACCAGCAGCCGAGGAGTCAAACAACTTACGCTGATCGCCAGCACCAGTTGCAGCAGCACCAAAGAGACCCAGCGCGTTAACGTCAACAAAGTGACCAGTTGCAGCAGTATCGCCGTCTGTGTCAAATCCAATATAACCACCAGCACCCGAACCACCTTTGTCACCCAAAGTAACTTCGCTAAGAGCGACACCTTTGAGGACAGACAGCAGAGCGTTATGCTCGTCTTGTGCGCGAACTTCAGCAAAGTCACGGGCAATTTTGGCAAGACCATCTTGCTTTGATACAACTTCTTGCATGTTTACTTGCTGCGCACCAAAGGTACGAACAGTTTTAACATAGTCAGCAATGTCAGTTGTGACATCGGTGTAAGTACCGTCAGTAGCACTTGCAAGCGAAGCAACGTTTACGGTTGCTGCGAGTGGCTTGTAGTAGCGGAACTGACCAATGAAGCTTTCGCCATCAGCAGTAATGTCGGCGCGGTTGCCTACGATACCTGTTGAGTTAAGTTTCTGTTCAAATGTGTAAGCTTCATCGCTGTAAGCGGAGATAGCAAGAGCCACATTCTGAAAAGCAGTGTTTGTAATAGCCATTAGTATATTCCTTTATAGAACTATTATAAGTTAAATGAACCCAGCTGACCTTTTTCGGCTGCTGCGAGCATTTCTGAGGTAGACATTTCTGACATACTCTTCTTTTGAGAAATGTTAGAAACACCTGCGTTGTTAGCCGCGCCAGATCCAGTATTGGATTTAACACGGAATAGAAAAGAGTTGTCTTCACTCTTAGAGTATCCAGCGACAAAATCGTCTATAGAAGTACCAGAGTTGTGTCTCCACCCTCCGTCTTCATTTTGAGATAGTTGCTCAACAATGTCTTTATAAGCCATTTCGCGACTACGATCATTTTTAAAGTCTAAACCCGCTAGAGCGCTCTGTAGAACACTATCACGGTTTAATTTCGTGTTTTCTGCTTGGTAGATAGATAGTTTGGCTTCAAGATCAGCAATTTTCATTTCTGCTACTTCTTGTAGTTTACCATCCTTTTCCAACTGTGCAATCTTCGCTGCTTTAGCGTCTGCTTCCATTTGGTTTTTAACTTTCAAAGCGTCATCACGCTCTTTAGACATACGATCCATGTTGGCTTTCATCTGTGCAAGGCGTTCTTGGACAGCAGCTTCTACTGGATCAACTGTCTCAGAGACCTCTGCTGCAGCCACTTCAGGAGTGTCTACTTCAAGGTTGTCCGTTTCAGGAGTTTGTACTTCTTCAATAATTTCATCAGGCATAATTTTTCCTTTCAAGCACAGCTTGAGGTTACAGTTTAAGTGAAGGAACATCCTTCGTTTTTATTAGCTATTACAAGTCACAGACTTTATAAAAGTTATGGTCCAATTCCATACCAGTCTTCACCTTCTTTAATAGGTGCTAGTATTTCCTTGCGAGTAATTTTGTTTGGTGGATCTATCAACCCCTGCTTTTTAGCAAGTGCTAGTAGTTCCCTGTATTTTTTCCAAGACAGTCCTTGCTTTCGCATTTCTTTGAGTGTCTTACGTATAGTGTCTCCTCCAAGAGCATCTGCATAGATGGTTCTTAAAGCTTTTTTTGCGTCTTCAGCATGTCCTATGTTTGTGAAAAAAGCATCGTGAATGGTACCAGTACCGATATTCTTTTTCCTACCCCATAGGTGAAACTGTCGAACTAACACGGCATCATTACTATGATTACCGTTTACACCTAACCCAATCGCAGCGTCTTGAATAGAAGACTTGCCTAAAAGCTTACCGTCTTCTGCTGCCGATTCGTAGATGTTTGCTACTTTACGACCCGAAACTGGGTCAGTAAATTCTATCCGTTCCTGAATTTTAGGACGGTATCTTTGTGTCATAATTTTTCCGTCAAAAGTAACCCACGGTATGTCTACTTTTTTAGTATCAGCAACATAAGTTCTTGCGACTGTTTTCCAAAAATTAATAAACTCGTTGGTTACAGGAGCACGACTTGCAAGGTGTTTTGACATAATTTTAGACAAATCTGAAAAGTCTTTTGGAGAAATAACTCCTTGTCTTGCATTAGTAATTTTATTAACAAAAGTTGCTGTATCAGGATGAATATCTGCTGCTTGTTTTAAAAGCTCTCTTCCAACAGGGGTGTTTTTATTTACTAACTCTACTAACTCAGATCTAAAAGCTTTTAAATCATCTACACTAGCAGTAGCACCCAGTCTGTTTGCAACTTTTATTTTACCATCTATTATTCTAAGTTGTTCGTTAAGAGATTCCTTAGTAATACTAGCATAGCCTTTTTTATCAAGAATTTTAGCCATCCATTTTGAAACAGTTGCAGAGCGCGTAGCGTCTCCAGCACCATAAAAGGCTACCATATTCTGAAATTTAGATCCTTTTGCAAGATCTTCCCAAGTTAACCCTGCATTTCTTAACGAAGGTATTTTAAGAAACTCTGGATCATTAATAGTGTCCATTGCAATAACATCGTAAAGTCGATTTTTCTTTGGAGTTGCTAAAACATTACTTAACATAGAGATTTCTCTATTACCAGTAGAAAGACCAATAATTTGTGCTCCACTTGATGAAGCATCGTTTTCAATCATTAACCTTGTTTTGTACTTTGCAAGTTTAGATGCAGTAAAGTCGCCACCTGTAGCATCGTGTATACGTTTGTATTCTAGAGCCATTCTAGCCATTTTAGGAACTTCAGCCCCCTCTAAACCTTGCATAAGAGGGTGTTCTAAAAACTGCCGCATACGCCTGTCACGTTGCGTTGTTGACTGGAGTATTCCTCCAAGATCTCGCAAAGCCCGTTCATTTCTGCCAAAAATTGCAATTCTACCTGCTTGAGTCAACGCTTCGGTTCCTGGGCCAATTAAGGCACCAAGTTGAATACGTAGCTCTCGCATAGCAACAGGAGTCATTTTAACTGCTTGTCCTGCATTAAGGAAGGGTCTAACAAGCTCTCCTCCTGTAGGTGTTAAGTAGCCACGGTGATATACTCGACCACGGGAGTCGATAAACACCTGAGTCTTGAAAGATTCTCCGCGCTGTCTATGCCACTTTGCAGTAGTCATTAAACCGTAGCCTTGTTCACCTCGCGCTAAAATCTCATGACGCAACTCATTGATAGAATCATAGTATTTGCTTTTTCCTCTTGGATCCCGAAAACGCACAATGTCATCCATAAAGTCAAAAAACTCGCCATCGACTTGGTACTCCGTGTTAGATACATGATTCATCATTTTAGCCATGTCACGGTCAATTTGTTTAGGATCGTAGTCGGCAAATTTGTCTGCGGAAATAATAGGAACCCCTGTATCGTTGCCTCTAGCATCGAAGAAGGTTTTCTTGCCAGCTTTAACATAAAGCCTGTCTCTATCGTTAACAACACCAAGGCGTCTTGCTATGACAGTTCTACGTTCTGCTTCTTGAAGTAAAATAAGCTTTTTATCTACTACAGTGACTTCCCTAGAAATAGTATCGGCCCAACCACCTGTTGCGCGACCTGTCTCTACATCCATAACACCTCTTCGAGTCTTACCTCTGAACTGTACTTTTATGTAGCCACTTTTAGCCATAAAGTCTAGTATACGAGAGCCATCTTTATGATGAGATTTAAGAGTTCTTTTTAGAGGTAACACTGTACCGAAGTCATCAGTAAACTTTTTACCAATGTTGATAGCTAAAGTATCATAGTCTGTAGACTGCCCCGAAGAGATTAGCTTAGCAATTTTGGTTATACTTCTCAGAGCTTTGTCATCCATAACTTTTGAAGACGGTATTTTCTTTCGATTAATAAACTCAAGATCTACAATACCACGATAACTTTCTCTTACGGAAGCAACATTTTTAGTCCACCAACTGTCTGAAGGCTCTTTGTTAAATTTCTTTTTAAAGTCCTTGTAGCGTTTCCTTAAAGGAATTACCTTATTTAAAAGATTTTCTTTAAATTCTTTCTTACTAGGATACTTAGTATACAGACTTTGAAAGTACACCCGCATAGGTGCTCTACCTGTAAAGTAAAGTTTTCTTGAAAGCTTTTTTCCTTCAGTAGATCTCCATTTATCTATGTAACGTTGATCTTTCAAAAGGTTTTTATTTAAATCATCTAAAGTATAGTACTTACCCATTATCTGAACTTGAGGTTTATCTTTAGAAAGATAACTAACAAACATTTCTGAGCGTTGCCTAGACCTGACGTCTAGAAGCCGTGAAACGTTTTGTACAGCAAAGCGGTTTTCTGCTCTCATAACAGAAGCAAAATCACCCCAAGGAGTTTTGTCTTTAGCGTAACGCTGAAACACTACTCTTAGATTTTCAATAATGACTGTCTGTTGGTTTAAAGATATTTTGTCATTCAAAGAAGACGCCATATTTTCTATAAAATCTTTTTGTTGGATTGTAAGGTCTTTAGCGTTACGCATAAAGTCAATACGTTCTTGATAAAGATTAAAGTCAGGATCATAAATATTATTGTTCTTAATTTCACCTGTCAAGGGATCTGCTGAGAAGTTTCTTTCATCAAATTGATTGCCAACTCTTCGCCTCGAAGCTGCTTTACCTTGTAAACTAGTACCCTTATAGTCAGTAAGAGACATAGTTTTGTTAAAGTCATCTGAGTCTAACAAAAGCATATTTCTTAAGTCGTCTCTATATTTTGGGTTGTTAAGTAAAGAGTTAGGAGTCTTTGAGTCTACAGAAACACCTTCGGATTTTATTTTTTGCCGAGGTTTAAATACTGTAGTAGCTGCTGTAGCCCTAGCTCTTAAGGCTTGTATGCTTAGAGCTTTTCCCTTGGGTGTTACAAACTCATTGGCTTTAAGCTTACCTTGCCGAAAAAGATTAGCAGCATCTTCAGAGCCTAACATTTTAGTTTGAATATCCATTGATTGAGTTTTTAACCATGTTCCAAAATCTTTAGACTTAGGAGGCAACCCGTTTAACTTTTGGGGGTCTTTCTTTTTAAGCGCAGTAATTCCAAGGCGCGGTGACGCCACTTCAAGCAGTTCTTCCTTAGATTTAAGAACTGGGACCATAGACGATCGGCAATTCCAGTGAAGGGGAGGTTCATAACTTCTGTCTCCTACGTCATAAATTTTTCCATTGTGATGGGTACAAATAGGGCTTGTCTTAGCGTCTAAGATTGCCGTAAACATGTAACCTTTAATTATATCTTTGTTTTGTTCTGCTACTCTGTGAACAGCTGCAGACTGTGTAGAAGTAATAGCGGTACGAGTTAGCGTCCTTGCTTGGTGTTCTGTTATCTTTGTAGTTTTCATTACATCAGCAATAATAGCCTTTTTACCAGAACCTTTAGCAAGCCCTGCTTTTACTTTAGATTGTATACGAACTAACTCCCCTACAGAGATATTAGAAACGTTCTTAGTAATACTTCGAGTACCTTTAATATTTGGTCCAGTAATTTCGCCAAGGATTTCTTTAGCCCTTGGTCTTTGAACCTTGTAGAAGTCTTTTACTTCTCTGTATAGGTTGTTTGTAGAAAAATCTAGTTGAGAGGTTGAGAACTCTTTTAAACTTGTGTTGTTATGCACAGAGAGTTCCTTGCCAAACCTGTTCATTTCTTTTTGTAAGTCGGCTCTAACATTTCCACTCAATAAGGTTTTTAAATTATTCCTGTGTCTTTTTAAAATCCTGCGATTCTGAAGTTGTACACCTTCTTCATATAGCCGTACATCGCCCATGTGGTCAACAATACGATCAAAAATTTTGTCATTAACGTTCATCTAGTCCACCATTGTAGAGTTAGAGAGGGTGTGTCTTACTGTTAGACCACGCCCAAAGAAGAGAGTTACCAACGTTGTAGGCTGGACCCTTCTTCTCTGGATGATGATTTAATCGAAGACACTTATACCACGCTATAAAGTTCTTATAACGTGTCATTTGCCTTTTTTAACTTCGGCTGTTTTCTTTGTTATTTGTATCTTTTCAAATTTAGAGTCTTCTGATTTTTCAGGTTTAGGCTTTTTCTTTTTAAACCAGCCAAACATTATTCTTCTA